AAAGAAATTAAAAATCATATGCGTTATGCAATGACTGCTTTAGTAGCAGGTATGTTTACTATTATAATAATACTATTTGAAAAACTGTAATTTTTTGGGAGGTTGGGCACTCAGCTGCCGGGATTGATTATAGTGGGGACTATAGTCGCTTTATTTACAAATACATCCATAAAAATTACCTGTGCCATTATTCATTACATAAATATTAGCAGGGTAGTCGTGATATGTTGTTAAATGAAATCTAAGAATATCACATAAATCAAAACAATCTAATTTATCTAATAATTCTACACCTTTAATCATTTGTTTTGTAACTTCTACAAGTTGATATAAACCATCACTTAATAATATTAAATCCATTCTCTGAAATCTTCATCCATAATTGTATTGGCAATATTAACTTTGTCTCTTAATGCTTTTACTATCCTTTCATCTATAGTATCTTGACTCATTATATCAATGTATGTCATTTTTTGTGTTTGACCAATACGATCTATACGTGCTTCTGATTGTTGGCGTTTTTCTAAATCATAACCATTTGAAAAATAAATCATATTACTACCAGCTGTTAGTGTAATACCATAACCACCTGTGTGAGTAGTACCTACAAAGAATCTACACTTATCATCGTTTTGAAATTTCTTAATATTATCTGATCTTGCATCAGTGTCTGTTGCACCATAATAATCTACGACAGATTCATCACCATATACTTTTTTAATTTCAGAAATAATTCTTCTAACATCATGAGTATAATGTGACCAAATAATAGTTTTACCTTCTACATTTTCTAAAATATTCATTAATTCACCTAATCTACTACAAGGTAAATTTTTTACTGTACCATCATCTGCAGTAAAATGACCACAAGTGATTTGATGTAATCTCATTAATTGAGTCATAACAGTTGCTGAAGATTGCATTTTACCATCTAAAAATGCGATAGCTTCTTTTTTCATTTGAGTGTAAACTTTTTTCTGTTCTGGAGTTAACTCAACATAATGTTTGACATAACTTTTTTCTGGTAAATCTAAACAATCTTCTTTTAATATTCTTCTAGAAAAAGGTTTTATTTTATCTGATAGTTCACCTAAATTCATATATCCTACAACTATTTCTACTCTTCTACCATTTACTTCAATTTTTTTCATTTTTGCGTATCTAGATCTAAAAGTATAGTAAGAATCATGTCCTAAAAGCCAAGGATCAAGAAAAGCACATTGACTAAATAAATCTAATGGAGATTTAGTTACAGGAGATCCTGTAAGTATTCTTCTATATTTTGCATGTTCTCTTAAAGCTAAAATATTTTTAGTTCTATTTGATGTTGGAGTTTTTATAGTAGTTGCTTCATCAATTGCAATCATTGCTTTATGGCAAGATAAAAATTTATAAGCAAATTCTGCTCCATCACCCGATGAAAAAGATTCAACATTCATTATTAAAATATGTAAATCTGTTCCTGGTTCAAATAAAGTATTTAATATTTCTTTTTGTTTTTTTGATTTGTCAGATGTTTTCCATAAAACCATTTTTTTATAGATATGATCAGGTAAGTGTATTGGAACTTCCTGATCATACCAGTTCTTATAAACACCTTTAGGTGCAATAAGAAGGAGGCCATTTATCTGGCCTTTATCATATAACATAGCAGCATTATCTAGTAATACTTTAGATTTGCCTGTACCCATTTCCATAAAATAAGCAAAATTTTCTTTATCCCATGATGCTTTTAAAGCATCTAATTGATGTTCATAAGGTTTTGTTTTAAATTTATAGTTCATATAATTCCTTTACTTTTCTTTCTAATTATTATAATAATATAAAAAAGGAAAAAAGTCAATGAGCAAAGTTTATTTATTACAAGATATACCCATAGATTATAAAACAGGACAACCTAAATATAATATTATAGGTGCGACAAAATATGGCGAAATTGAAACAATGTTTAGAGCATTAGAACAAATAATGTTTTCACCTGGACCATTTATATTTAATATAAGACAAAAATTAAAAAATTTTACAGAAAATGATTATCTTTTATTAAATGGTGATCCAGCTATTATTGGAGTAACTTGCGCAATTGCTTCAGAAATGACCAATGGTAAATTTAAGTTATTAAAATGGGACAGACAAGAAAAAACTTATTATCCTATAGAAATAAATATATTTCAAAAATAGACTTGACAAATAGTTTTTAAACAATTATTATTGCGTCCATGAAAGTTAAAAAGAAAATAATAGGAGTTAAAATATGTTAATAGATTTACGAAAAGATGCTCCAGATCAAACTGATGTTTTAGATCCGGAAAAATTATCTACAGAAGTAGAAAAGTTAAAAACTATTCAGACAGAAATAAAGTCTTTAGAAGATCGTGCAAAAGATTTAAAAGAAGATGAAAAACATTTTAGTTGTATAGTTATTCCAAAATTAATGGAAGATATGAATTTAAAATCTCTTAAACTAAGAGATGGATCAGAATTAACAGTTAAAGATATTTATGGTGCCACTATAAAAGCAGACAAAAAATCTGAGGCACATCAATGGCTTCGAGACAATGGATTAGGTGATATAGTAAAAAACAATATTATTGTATCATTTGGTCAAGGCGAAGATAACAAGGCAATGGCTTATGCTACCCTTGCGAGGTCTGAGGGATATGAACCAGTTCAAGAAGAAAAGGTTCATCCTCAGACACTCAAAGTAGTTATGAAGGAATGGAAAGACAAAGGTAATGAAGTTCCAACAGAACTATTCTGGACGTTTGATGGAAATCAAACTTCTATAAAAAATAAAAAATAAATAATAACCTAATAAGGAGATATACTATGGCAGAAACAAATGCTGTTACCAAGAAAGATAATGCAGGTGCGTTATCTACTATCAATTTAAGAGGAGACTCTGGAAGAGGTAGTGAAGAAATAAAATCGGATGATATGTCGACACCGATTTTAAAAATACTACATCAATTATCACCTGAATGTAATCAAGCTAATGCTAAATTTGTAGAAGGTTCTAAACCTGGTATGATTTATGCTAAAGGTTTAGGCACATTGCTAGATGGTGAAAAAGGTGTGGATATAATTGTTGCACATGTGCAAACAAGATATCCAGAATGGCAAGAAATGGGAGACACAGCGGCTCCGCCTGTAACAACACATCTATCTATTCCAGAAGATGCTCAGGAAGAAAGAAACGGTAAGTGGAGATTATCAAATGGTAACTACTTAGAAAAAACTGCATACTTTTATGTAATAGTTTTAGGTGATGAACCTAGACCTGCAGTTATTACTATGAGATCTTCTAACTTAACACCGGCGAGAGAATTAAATCAGTTGATTAAAAATCTTAGATTTAAGGATGACAAAGGTGTTTATAATCCAGCAGCATATTCTTCAGTTTATAATTTAAAAACTGTAGGAAAAGTTGCGGGAAGTAAAAGCTGGCATGTCTACAAACCTTCTATGTCTAGAGCTTTAGATGTAGCTAAGAAAGAAGATGCTAACTTATATTTAATGGCACAAGAATTACAGAAATCTGTATCTAAAGGTGTTGCTAAACCTGAATATGAGAAAAGCAAAAAACCTCAAACTGAGGATATTGTATAATTCACTAAGTGAATACTTCGAAGGCTGGGTGGACACGGGAGACTGTGTCCACCTATTTAAAAAATAAAGAATAAGGAATAAACATGCAAGAATTTATAAAATATTTTAAAGGTTTAGAAAGAGATTTTGGATTCTGTAACATAACTAAAGGTTATAAAGATCCAGAAACAGGAAAGATAAAATTTAATCCCGGTGATTATGGTTGGGCAGGTAAACCAATTAAAAATTTAGATTATGAAGAACATTTAGAAGGTAAAAAATCTATTGGTATTCAACCTTGCGATGATAATAGTTATGCAAGTTTTGGTGCAATAGATATAGATCCAAAAACTTATAAAAATTTTAACATAAAATTTTATTTAGATATAATACAACAAAAACAATTACCAATAATTCCTATTAAATCAAAAAGTAATGGACTTCATTTATATGTATTTACAGAAGAACCTGTAAAAGCTTTAGAAATAAAAGAATTTTTAGAACAATTATTATTTTTATTTAATCTTACTATTAAAACTGAAATTTTTCCTAAACAAACTAAATTAGGTTCTAATACTGAAGGTCAAAAGATGAATGGAAACTTTATTAATCTTCCGTATTTTAATAAAATAGAAAGAGTTGCATTAAATCCAGATGGAACTGAAATGTCATTAGATACATTTTTACAATGTGTTGAATTAAATAAAGTTAAAGTAGAGCAATTAAGAAATATAAAAGATAAAATTATTAAAGACGAATTAACAGGTGGTGCGGATGAATTTAAAGATGGTCCGCCATGTTTAGGTATTTTAACAAAAGACATTATGATTGATAATAGAGATAGATTTTTATTTAATTACATGGTGTTTGCTAAAAAAAAATATTCAGATGATTGGAAAACTAAAGTATTAGAAGCTGCTAGAAATTATTTTAAGTTTGATCAAAATTGGACTGATGATCATGTAAAACAAAAAATAAAAAGTTGGGATAAACCAACTGCAGGTCACACTTGTCATCAAGATCCAATAAATACAGTTTGTGTTAAATCAGAATGTATCAAAAGAAAATATGGTATAGCAAGTGAAGCTAAAGCAAGTTGGCCTGTATTAGGTAATCTACAAAAAATAGATTTTAAACCAGATCCTGAATATTATTTTACAGTGGAAAGAGAAGATGGGGAAACAGTTCCTGTTCATGCAAAAGATATTAATAAGATAAAAGAACAAAAAGAAATGACTGGTATAATAATGGCTCAAGCTGATATACCTGTTCCTCCTATTAAAAGAATGGAATTTTTTGAAATAATTAGAACACTATTTGATAATTTAGATACGGTGCAACCGGCTCCAGGAACCAGGCCTCATGAAATATTACATAAACATTTAACTAATTTTGTTAATGAAACAAAAGCAACTAATTATCACTCATTTAAAAGCGGAAACGTTTATAAAGATGAGGTGTATGCATACTTTGTTTACGATGAATTTTATAGTTATTTAAAAGACAGAGAATGGAAAAAAGATTCTTCAAGAACTTCTCATATGATTGAAAAATTATTTGATAAACCAGAATATAAAGATGATCCAAAACCAGAGTTTAATAAAAAGAAAAGATATCCTGGTAAAGATAAAAAAACAGATAAACCATTTCCAGGAGTTAATGGTTGTGCAATGATTCCATTATATATATTTAAGGATGAAGAAGAGGATGTTGAAGAAATTGTAAGTATAGAAGATGAAAAAGATATTGTATAATGATATATAAATATTATGGACCACCGGGTACAGGGAAAACCTATAAACTAATATCTAGAGCTAAAGCTTATGTTAGAATTGGTACACCATTACATAAAATAGGTTATTTTGCTTTTACTAAAAAAGCAGCGGCAGAAGCTAAAACTAGAATGCCGGCGGAAGATAAAAAACTTCCTTACTTTCAAACACTTCATTCTTTTGCATATCATCAATTAACTTTAAATGAAGAAGATGTAATGCAACCTTTTCATTATGAAGAGTTGGGAAAACTTTTAAATATAAAAGTTAAATATCATGACAAATATAATAAAGAAGAAGTGTCTTATTTAAATTGTGATAGTCCATATTTTCAAATGATTGGTAAGGCAATGAATAGAGATACTTCTATTAGAGAAGAGTTTGATAGAAATGAACATAATAACAAAGAAATAAAATGGCACTTACTTAAATATATAGATGATAATTTAAAAATATATAAACAAAAAAGAAAACTATTAGATTTTAATGATATGATTAAAAATTTAATACATAAAAAAAATTTACCTAAATTTAAAGTTATATTTATAGATGAAGCTCAAGATTTATCTCCACTTCAATGGCAATTATATGATAAATTAAAAGAATGTGCAGATGATATATATCTTGCAGGAGATGATGATCAAGCCATTTATGCCTGGGCTGGAGCTAATGTAGAGAGATTTATAGAAGAACCTGCAAAAGAAAAAGTTTTAAAATATTCTAAAAGAATATCTAGAGTTATACAAGAAGAATCAGATATACCTATTAGCAAGATTAAGGGAACTAGAAAAGATAAAAATTATTATCCAAGAAAATTTGAAGGTATAAGTGAGAGAATAAATAATTTAGATCAAATAGATTTAACTAAAGGTAAATGGTTAATACTTACAAGAACACTTTCAAGATTAAGTTCTATTAAAGAAGAGTTAGTAAAAAGAAATTTATATTTTAAAGTTAAAAAAGAAAAAAGTTTTAAGGTTAGATTATATAAATCTGCAATGAATTACACTTATTGGTGTATGGGTAAGATATTAGAGGAAAAAGATATTAAAGACATAAATGAATTTATTGGTAAAGAAAAATGGAATTACGAAGTTGAATGGTTTGATGCATTTGAAGAAGCAGATGAAAAAGAAAAATTATATATAAAAAATATGTTGGATAATGGAGAAAATTTAAACGAAGAAGCTAGAATATCCATATCAACTATACACGCTAGTAAAGGTGGTGAAGAAGATAATGTAATTTTATGTCTAGATATAGGAAATAAAATAAAAAAAGCTATGTTAAAAAGCATAGATAAACATGATGAAGAACATCGTGTATGGTATGTTGGAATAACACGTGCCAGAAATAATTTATATAAACTAAAAGCTAACCTAAAAAGAAATGAGTACAAACTATGAGAATAATTACATCAGATATATTTATAACTATAACATTAACATTTTTTATAATTAACATAATGGAGGTATTAAAATGAGTGATAAGGACATGTTTAATAAAGCTTTTCCACAAGATAAGCAAATAGGCGGGAGTCACTACAAGGACTTTTATATTCAACCCTATGAATTTATTTCTAAAAATGATCTTTCTTTTTTCCAGGGAAACGTTATAAAATATGTTTGTCGCTATAAGAACAAGTCGGGAATACAAGACTTAGAAAAAATAATTCATTATTGTGAATTAGAAATTAAAACAATGAAAGATACAAAAGGTAAAAAATAATGTTGATGCCAACTACAGAATGGGTAGCACCTACAGAATTTCCTGATTTAAGAAAAGCAGATGAGATTGCAATTGACCTAGAAACAAGAGATCCAGATTTAAGGAAACTGGGTTCAGGGTCTATTATAGGTAATGGTGAAGTTGTTGGTATAGCTGTAGCTGTAGATGGTTGGAAAGGTTATTTTCCAATAGCACATGGTGAAGGACCCAACATGAATCGTAAAAAAGTTTTAGATTGGTTTACAGATATTTGTGCATCAGATGCTACTAAATTATTCCACAATGCTATGTATGATGTATGTTGGATACGTAATTTAGGTATAAAAATCAATGGTTTAATATTAGATACAATGATTGCTGCATCATTAATTGATGAAAATAGATTTCAATACTCATTAAATTCTTTATCTTGGGTATATTTAAATCAAGGTAAGAATGAAGCTTTACTAAACAAAGCAGCTAAAGAAAGAGGATTAGATCCTAAAGCTGATATGTGGAAATTACCAGCACAAGAAGTAGGATCATATGCTGAAAAAGATGCAGAGCTAACTTTAAAACTTTGGAAACACTTAAAAAAAATAATTATTGAAGATGATCTACAAGATATATTTAATCTTGAGACTGATCTTTTTCCTTGTTTAGTTGATATGCGCCACCTAGGTGTTCGGGTAGATGTAGAGAAAGCCAATCTATTAAAAATAGAATTGGCAAAAAAAGAAGAAAACCTAATACAAAAAATAAAAAAAGACACAGGAGTAGAAACTCAAATATGGGCAGCAAGATCAATTGAAAAAGTTTTTCAAAAATTAGAATTAATGTATGACCGAACTGAAAAAACCGGTTCTCCTTCATTTACAAAAAATTTTATTTCTAAACATCCTCATCCTATAGTTCGTATGATAGCAGAAGCTAGAAAAATAAACAAGGTAAGAACAACTTTTATTGATACGATTTTAAATCATGAACATAATGGTAGAATTCATGCAGATATAAATCAAATTAGATCAGATGATGGAGGAACTGTAACAGGTAGATTTAGTTATTCAAATCCAAACTTGCAGCAAATACCTGCAAGGGATCCTGAAACAGGGCCTTTAATAAGATCATTATTTATACCTGAAGAAGGATGCAAATGGGGTACATTTGATTACTCACAACAGGAACCAAGACTTGTTGCACACTATGCATTAAGATTTGGACTACCTTCAGCTCAAGTTATTGCTAATTCTTATTCAGATGATCCAACTACAGATTTTCATCAAATAGTTGCTGACATGGCTAATATTGATCGTAAAGAAGCTAAAACAATTAATTTAGGTTTATTCTATGGTATGGGTAAAACAAAATTACAAAATGAATTAAACGTAACTAAAGAAAAATCAGATGAATTATTTTTAACTTATCATAATAAAGTTCCGTTTGTTAAACAATTGATGAATAAAATCATGAATGCTTCACAAGCTAAAGGACAAATAAAAACATTACTTGGTAGACGTTGTAGATTTCCTAAATACGAACCGGTATTGAGAGGTTCTGATTGGGGTACATTTGTTCCAGCAGAAGATCATGAGAGAATGGAAGAATTAAAAAATATGGGTCCATTTTTAAAAGATAATGAAGATAAAATTATTACTGATAAAGATGGTAATAAAAAGAAAAACTATTGGCATAACAATTCAACACGTAGAGCATTTACATACAAAGCATTAAATAAATTAATTCAAGGTAGTGCAGCTGATATGACTAAAAAAGCTATGGTTAATTTATATAAAGAAGGTATTATAGGTCATATACAAATCCATGATGAACTAGATTTTTCTATTGAATCAGAGAGTCAAGCTAAAAAAATAAAAAATATAATGGAAAATGCAGTTGACTTAGAAGTACCTAATAAAGTAGATTATGAATCTGGACCTAACTGGGGTGAAATAAAATAATGTACTATGGCTTATTTAAATGCTAACATACCGCCGATTTATTGTAAAATAAGGAGGGAGTATCTATATGATCTTAAAAAAAATAAAGGACAGTCTAGTGACTGTGTTATCTTTGGCCTTAGCTCTATTACAGGTCGTGCAATCTTATTCCATTGCATGTTACCAAATGGTGCAGTCTTTTATAGGCTACCTATTTCAGCCTTCTTTCAAAAAGAATTTGAAAGAAAAGACGTGCCTGATATGCGAGTGGATCAACTCGAACTGTGGAACTGCTTTAGTTATTATCCTAGTGTCCATTGTTTTGATTGGTTGGCTGGTATAGAAGGTAAATTTTTAGGAAAAGATAAAAAATTCTATCCAGGGCAATATTTATTTACTATTGACTGGGCGCATCCAGAGACTAATATACTAAACACGGAACATTCAGAAATTCCGCAAGAGCACAAGTGTGCACACATAATAGCATTGAAGAATGGTAATTATGCAGCGCAGCCAAACAACAGAATTATTTGGCATGTAAACAGTTATACAACAGATAATGATTGGCCAGACTATAGTGTGCAAAATACCTATTGGGACTGTGAAGGATCTGATTGGGTAACAGAAGATTCTGATAAAATGTTTTATAAGATTGAGGAGAAAAAATGAGTTTAAATATATGTTTAGATTGTAACTTTGAAAAGAAAAAATGTCAGTGTGTTGTTGAACCACCTAAAGTTAAAATGAGTTGGTGGAGAAAAATAATATATTTTTTAGTAGGTTAATATAATGGAGTATTGTAGGATGAATTATTATTTTACAGGTCTATTAATAATTATGTTGGTTGTATTAGCTTTATGTGGAGGACCACATGCCCAATAAACCATTAAACATCGGAGAAGAGGTCGCTGTGCAGATGCCGATGAAAACGGTTGCTAGTTTGATACTTATCGTAGCACTTGGCACAATGGGTTATTTTCAAATTTTAGAAAGATTAAATATTGCAGACACAAGGCTGCAGATAATGGAAAAAGATTTAGAAGAAAATACAGAATTTAGAATTAAATGGCCACGTGGTCAGATGGGATCACTACCTGCAGATTCTGAGCAATACATGATGTTGGAGGATTTATATAAGACTACTGACAAATTAAGTAAACACATTGATGACATGGCTTTAAACAAAGTAAACATAGAATTTTTATCAAAACAAATGGATAAAGTTTTGATAGATATTGAAAAACTAAAAGATGCCAACAGAGACTTGGGTTATAAAAATGGTAATTATCCACAATGATAGGTTTATTTTTTATAGGTATGCCTATTTCAATTTTAATATTATCAGTTTTAATATATGTGAGAAAATATGATTGAGTCTGTAATAGCTTTACTTATGTTTATAAACGGAGAGATTAAGGAGGCCCGTCTGCAGGCTGAAGGTATGGCACAATGTTTACGTGGAAAGCGTCAGGCAGAAAGACAATACAATGAAAGTGTATCTTATAAATGTTATAAAGGTAAGGCAGAATTAGAAAAAAATATCGATGGATCTTTCTCTATAAAAAAGTTAATATTAGAATAATTATTATGCAGCTTTCTAGAAATTTTTCTCTTCAAGAGTTAACAAAGTCAGATACAGCTATACGTAAAGGTATAGATAATGAACCTAACGCAGACCAGGTTGATAAACTAAAAGCATTGTGTGAAAATATTTTACAGCCAGTGCGTGATCAGTTTGGAAGAGTAAAGGTTACTAGCGGCTATCGTAGCCCTGAGCTGTGTGTTGCAATCGGCAGCTCGATTAGTTCACAACATGCAAAAGCTGAGGCGGTTGATTTTGAATGTATGGGAGTCGACAATGCTGAGGTAGCGGACTGGGTTAAGATGAATTGTGAGGTAGATCAATTGATTCTCGAGTACTACACTCCAGGCGAACCTAACTCAGGATGGATACATGCAAGTTACATACCATTCAATCCTAGACATCAATATTTAAGAGCTTATAGAGAAGATAAAAAAACTAAATATAAACCAATAATAGGAAAGGCGGTAGATCTTGTCTAGTAAATTTAAAAATTTTAAAAATATAGATACTGTTCACGGTGTTTGTGAAGAATGTGAAGAAGATACAATCTTAGTTGCAATTGTATCTGAATTTTATAGATGTACTAATTGTGGTCATGATACAAAACAACATATCAATGGTTCTATTAGATATTTAAAATTAGACGAAACCGATAAAAAATGGATCAAAGAAAACTATATTAAATAAATGCAATTTGATCCTTTTGAAAGACAAAATTCTTTTTACAAATATGATATAAAAATATCAGAAGAAGAAATTAATCAAATTTTAATATTAGCCAGAGCTAAAACCACACCAAAACAAACAGGTATGTCAACAACTTTTGAAACTTTAAATGTTTTAAACTTTCCTCTTTTAAAAAATTTAAGAAAACAAGTAATATCTATTTTAGATGAAAAAAAATTAATTTTAAGAAATAATTGGGCTCAATTATATAATAGTAAAAGTTTTCATTGTGTTCATACACATAATAATTCAGACTATTCTGGAATAATTTACATGCAAGGAAAAACTCCAACATTGTTTTATAATAGAAATTTTATTCCACATTTTGAAAAATTTGAAAACAATAAAATGCTTTTATTTCCATCTTGGATACCTCATGAAGTAAGACCTTTACAATCTGACGAAGACAGATTAATAATATCTTTTAATTCAACTTTTATAGAAGATGGCGAGAAAATTTAAATCATTCGAAACAAGAGATAAACCTAAAAAACGTGGATCACGTCAACATAAAAAATCATTAAATAAAAATGAGAAAAGACAAAAACGTACTAGACGTTACAAAGGCCAAGGTAAAGGTTAAATATTTTTTTCGTTTTTAGGAGTTGTATCAGTTGGTGGCTTTTCTTCATAGTTTGAAATTTTTTTACAAGTGTATCTTGGATAAAGTTCTAAAGCTTCAACTTCATTAGCTGAAAAAACATCACCATCAAATAAAATAGAATAAGACTCACCAAGTCCTTTTTGAACACAACCATAATGTGTGCCATAAAACCTTTTGTAATCATGTTTTTCTACAGGCACTTCAGCGCATTGCTGCGACACAATTGAACAAATATATATTGTTAAAAAAAACTTCATTGACAACCTTGTAAAAAGATATAATTATCTTATATTATTATTTAATAATTACAAATGAAAGTAACATAAAAATGGATATAAGAAAATACAAATCTGTTGCATTGTCACATGACAGTTGCGACAAATTAGATGGTATTAGGAAAATTATTGTTCCTGAGGTATCAGTATCTAGAGCTAAAGCATTAGATATATTAATTAACGAGAAAGCGAGAAAATTAAATGGTAAACTTCGAACGACTAAGAACAGTTAATCTTTACGAAAAGAAAGATCCCATAAGAGATTTATGGCGTAATGTTTTAATTGTAGGTATTGAAGATCTTTTGAAAAAAAAGAAACTTCAATATCAATATGATAGAAAAGCATATTGTTTAGAAGAAATGTGGTTTCATCACGAAGATTTTAAATTAATATGTGAGTTTGCTCAATTAGAGCATGCTATAGTTAAAAGAAAAGTATTTGAAGCTGTAGAAAAACTAAAGGAGAAACATGAAAAAGGGAAAGAGAGTATGCCCGAGATGTCAGGGCAATGGTTATATAAAGATAAAAAGATCAGTGGACGACCAAAGAGACGGTATAGTGCAATGTCCCTTGTGCAATAGTGAAGGAGCAATACCAGTGAATGATATAAATAAATTAAAAGAAATAAATAAAGTACAAAGGATTTTATTTAAAAGATCTTCTTTACTAAACAGAGACTTAGTTAAAAGTCTTATTAACAAAATTAGAATGCTACAAAAACAAAAAGTATTCTTACAAAAAAAATTAAGAGAAGCTACAAAATAATGGATATAGAAGCTGAGATAAGAAAGATAAGAGGTGAAAATTGGAAACAAATTAGTTTACCTGTTGAAGCTTCTAATAAATTAAAATCTTTATCTAACGATTTTAAATATGGTAAAGAATTAAAACGGGGTAAGACTATTGAAGCTATGGCATGGCAGTACAATATAATTAAAAATACTAATCGTGCCATAGTTTGGAGAGATGGAAAGTTTGAAATTATAGAAAATGAATAAAGTTTGTAAACGTTGTAAAATAGAAAAAGATATTACACAGTTTAATAAAAATGCTGCTCTTAAAGGTGGGTATAGACATCAATGCAGAATGTGTGAAAAAAAATATAAATCTGAATTTAATGTTTTTATGAGAAACAAATATAATAGTATAATTAAAAGATCTAAAGAACAAAATTTACCTTTACCTGACATGACTATGGATGAATTTATTTTAGAAGTTAATGCACAATTACAATGGAACGCTTTTAAATGTCCAATTACTGGAGATAAATTAGAATATCAATCTGGTAGCATAGATAAATTAGATGGCAGACAAAATAAAAAAAGTTACAGTATTGATAGACTCGATCCTACTAAAGGTTATATGAAAAATAATATATTAGTTGTTTCATGGCGTTGGAATTGTATGAAGAAAGATACACCGTTAAATTACATGATGAGATTTTGTTTTTACATGAAACTTAATCATCCTAAAACTTATAAAAAATATAAAAAAGAAAACATGCAACATTTTTTAAACTTTACACGAAATGCAAAAAATTTTAATAAACTAATAAACGAAGGAGAAGATGAAGATGACATTACCTACAACTAATTTAGTAAAAGCTAAAATGGATTTAGTCGTTAAAAAAAGAAAGGCTGAGTTATATTTAGATAGAGTTAGAGAAGAATACTACGATCCATTATACAAAGATTATCAAGATTGTATTCAACACGTTAAACAATTAATTAAAATTAGAAAATATCCATGGCACATACATGCTGTAGCTCAAACTACGGCTTTTTTGCTTCATCCTATTGAATTTATAAAGTTAAAAATATCTACTAAAAAATTTTTAATAGAAGCTTATTGGGATTTAAAACGTTTAGTTAAAGATTGTGAGATAGAATTTGAAGCAACAGAAAAATCTATAGAAAAATCTAGAAAGATTATTAATAACATACAGAAAGCAATTGATGATAAAATGGAACAAAAAGTTTAATTACCCTAAGACAATAAGAGAAGCTATAGAAGGTCAACGTCACTACATTATTAATGATGAAAAACTGCCATCTGTAACTACTATACTACAAGCAACACAAAGTGCTGAGAAGAAAGCATCTCTTGCTAACTGGGTCGGTAGGGTCGGTACGGCTAACGCTGAACATATTAAAAACACTGCGGCGAATCGTGGATCAATTATGCACCATATAATCGAGTCTTATTTATTAGACGCAAGACACGCCGATTTAAGCGATATAGGTCAACAAGCAGGGGTAATGGCCCAAACTATTGTAGATGAGGGTCTAGAGGGCTGTATGGACGAAATATGGGGGTCTGAGGTGGCTTTGTACTATCCAGGACTGTACGCCGGAGCTACCGATTTATGTGGAGTTTATGAAGGATCTGAGGCTATAGTAGACTTTAAACAATCTAATAAATTAAAAAAACGTGAATGGATTGATGATTATTTTTTACAACTTGCAGCGTATGCTATGGCTCATAACACCGTATACGGTAGTAAAATTAACAAGGGTGTAGTGCTTATGTGTACTAAAGACAATCAATTTCAAAAGTTTACGATTCAAGGTCAAGAGTTTAGTAAATATGCGTGGCAATGGCTTAAAAGAGTTGATGAGTATTATGACCAAAAAGTGTCCAAAATGGGGCAAAAGGATAGTTAACATATGTTTACTACTTTGTATCAGGCATCCGGGTCCAGGGGTCATGTTCCACCTATAAGGATATTTTTAGCAAATGATAAAAATATTTTTTTAAATTTTATAAACACTGGAACATTGGAACATTGGAACAAACTATTGAAATCATTGAATAAAATGCAGTTTACAGCTCAGAACATCCAGAACATAAGTGTATCAACACTTTTAGAACATACACTTTTTAAAAAGTGTTATATATCAACGTTTATTTCTGTTCTAGAAACCCAATTTAGAGCTAGCATTTTTACTTTTTTTATAAAAAAGAAATGCTAAAAATTAGTATAAGGAGATATAAGAAGTCATGGCAAATAAAAAATCTAGAAGAATAAGCACATACATTAGACCTCAAACTGTAAAACAAGAAGTTAAGTTTCCATATAAACGTGTACGTATTGATTGGATTGACATCATCACTGAGGGCGGCTGGGGTACTGTTAAAGAATTTGAAAAAATGAAATTAGCAACACCTGTAAGTGAAGGTTGGTTGTTTAGTAAAAATAAAGAAACTGTAAAAATATTCGCAGGTTATGATGTTGACGAAGACGGTATTACTTTTTCAGAAAGATCTGTATTTCCAACTTCTTGTGTAAAAAAATTAACTTATCTAGATTAGTTTAATGGTTTTTTTGGACGCTCAGTTATTTGTATGTCTGTATCTTTTTTCACTTTTTCTTTTAATTCTTCAAATGGCACATCTTCAAGGATTGGTGAGTAGTCATCAATTATTTGCTTCATACGTGATTCTAATTCTTCTGTTGATAAATCTTCTAGCTTTCCAGTACGTATTATCTTCTGCTCAATATATAAACCCGCAGCTTTACCCCGAGCTACTTCAGCATTAACTGCAGCTGACCATGCTTTTTTATCTCTAGCTTCATCTCTAAGTTTAGCTAATTCTGTTATGTGAGATCCAAATGTAACATCGTATTTTTTCTGCCACTCAGCTCTAAGTTCACCAATGTATTGAACTACCAATGGATAATGTTTAGGATTTTGTAATACACTAGCTGAATGTCTTGCTGATTCTTTTGAGTAACCTGCTTCAATAGCACATTGAGTAGCAGTCTTTCTACCTTCTTCACAAACTAGTAAGTTTGCAAATTTCATTTGTTGTTCAGTTAGTTTTTTTGGTAGTCCCATTATTCTTCTTCTAAAATTTTCTTTTCTTCTTCAAAACCTTCCATTGCTAATTCATGTAAAGTTTTTTCTTTTTTACCAAAGATTCTATCAAAGTTTTTTCTGTAATTATCATCTGAGGGTCTTGAAATACCATCAAATGTTCTACCTTTTTCACGTTGTGACATAGTTTAACCTCTATTGACTTTTAACATAACAATAATAATATATCAACTGTTGTTAGGGCAAAATATTATAACAATAGTATTCTGGTTCTACCTAATAATGCCTGTTGTTAAACATATATGGGGTCTGGCTTACGACCTTGAGATTTACTCCCTCAACTGATACTGAGGCCCCATATTAAAAAGAAATTATGCAAGGAAAATTACTTAGACAAGTTTTAGATAAGATGCTCAAAAGCGAGACAGCTGGTGAAGCAAGAGTGCAAGTATGTTTACCCGATGGTAAATATTATGACATTACTTCTTTACAACTTCTTGAAAATAAACTATTGGGATCTAGAGAGTCACATCGACTAGT